GAATATCGCGTCGCACTTGAATAGCATCGAGGCTGACCATTCGACCACCGTTTTTAATTAGGTTGTCGAAATCGGCGTCAAGTTTTTCAAGATCGGCGCGAATATCAGCCAAAGGGCGGAGTGTCATTGGATCTTCTTTCGTAGAGGATGGGTGTCATTATAACCCATGTAATACTTGCGAAAGGGAAAAACTAAACCCCGTGTAAAGGGCTTAGTTTTGGTTAGTTAGAGGGGGCTTTGGAAACGGTAAAACTTCCGTCAAGGTGATTGGTGATTACGACACTGTCATCTTCGACGTCACCGGATACAATTGCAACAACTACGGCTGTAGCGATTGTAAGAGTAATGATGGTGAATACGGAGAGGATGGTGACGATCTCTTTATTTTCCTTGACGAGGGTTTTAAACTTGTTCATGGGGTTCCTTTCTAAGGGGGGTCATTATAGCCCATGTAATACCTGCGAGAGGGAATTTATTACGGCGTAGGCGACGGTTCCTGCATGGCCGCACGGGTTTCAATGAAATATGTAAGGAGTTGGATCTGAAGCCAAACCTGTTTCAGCTCTTCCATTCGCGATTCAACCTTACTGTCTATAGCAACCCCCGGCGTTTTTTCGCTTTGAGCTTTAAGGGAATTACAACTACCAACAAGGACTTTTGCTCGTTCAACCTGGTTTGCCAGTTCAGTTTCAAATTTCATGTGTTTTCCTTTTACTTGGTTCGAGTATGGATAGTACAAAGGCAAAAACTAAAAGCTATGTATTGGCCAGTTATGTGGCGGTAGTAGCTTTTAGCTTTTGTACTTCTGTTAAGTTGTGTTGTGTTTAGTGGATAAGCTTCGGGAGAAGCCCCCACGCTTTAGATGTGATAACATTAAACGCTTCATGCTTGATAGTAACTACGGCAAGGATGAGTGTGACTCCACTTGTCAAGATTGTATTCGCGTCGGGCTTAAAGGAGAACGGGGGGTTCTTCGAAATAAGCTCTTGTACGTTTTTAGCTTGTTCAAGTAGTTTGTCATACTCAGGAGTGCCTGGAGTTGTATTACCAAGTTCTGAGGCGATGGCATTTAGCGCATCGGTAAAGGTGGAGGTTTCGGCATTGGTCTTTTTAGGGAATAGCACGCGAGATCCTTTCAGAGGTGTCACTATAGCGTGTGTATTTACTGCGAAAGACCGCTTGTGGGATTTACCTGAATGGTAATCGACTTCTTCTTCGCCAGCTCCTCAGGAGCAATATTAGGCAAAGAGATGCGCGAAAGGACTACTTGGTCCCCTTTTACTTGCGCGTTAATCGAACCATCAGCACCCTGCTTGTTGAAATTCTGACTTGATACGCCCAGGAGCAGCCCAAGGAACGTTGCAAAGATCGCCGACGTACCAACGACCTGCTCTGCCGCTGGAAGTTGCTCCCAAACAGCCGCAAGACTGAAATACAAACCACTGAACGCCGGCAAGAAGATAAGCGTGAACCACTTAAGGCGCGCATACCACTTGTCTGACAGAACAACGCCACTGGTTACAGCTGACGCACTCGATGCCGAGTGTCTGGGTCCATCATCGGGGTAATTCTGATCACTCATTTTTTCTCCTTGTTAAGTTAGCCGCCACGTTTCCAAACTCCCTGGTCTTTAATAAAGACTGAGACAACTCGCCATACGCCGGAAACTTTTACGTATGGAACTGTTCGACGCCAAATGCCTTCGTACTTAGCCCACATGCCCGAAAGCATGCGTACTACTGAGCCTGGCGATCCTTCCGAATATCCGTTATTATCAGCGGAGCCATTGTGTGCATATACTACAAATCGGTATTCTTGACCTGGCGTTAATCCACCCACAACTTGTATACCCGATATCTGTTGCGAAAAGTCAACGTAATTACCAGTGCCTGCGGCGTTAGGCCAATATCTAAGTAGATACCCATCAATTGCCGAGCCACCTTGATCCCCGTTAAAGGTCCAGTTTACTTTTACGGACGTGGGTAGCACTTCAGTAAACCAAGGGGCTGATGGTGGGCTAGGCCTTTTAGGAATGCGAGCAAACCCGCCTAGTGATGCAGTTTGAACGTTGCTCCACCAACCAGAAATAGTCTGGCGCAAAGTAACACCGTTCATATAGCCACTGCCATCGTGCCCAATTGCAATATCAGCGCCATTATCCCATCGGGTCTGATTAGTAGCATAACCACCGGGCAGTGTACCGCTATATTGAGCGTGCCCGTACCCATCAATGGCGGCTGTGTGAGAACCCTGTCCGTTGACAAACGATCCCGTACTACCACGGTTGACTGCCGTAGCGGTTACTCTTACTACCGAGTAATTACCACCTTGGCTTTGTGCTATAATATCAGCACCATGGTAGAAGTCAGTTGTAGGGGCACTAGACGAGCGCCAGCTAATTCTAGTGGACTGCATACGCTATCTCCTTACAAGATCCTAAGGTAAACGTCGCCATCGTCTGCATACCAGTTTGGGGGATCCGTAGTTCCAGTCAAAATACCAGCGGCAGCTCGATACCCACTCTTACCCGTTGGAACGGAACCCTTTACTTGTGCAATAAAGTCGCGGGTGCGGTTGATCTCTCGCGCGCCCCACTTGACCTTACCTTCTTCGCCAGTGTCAGGCACCAGTGGATAATTGGCAAGGTTTGCCTCGTCTCCAACTGCCATGATATATCTTCCTTCCTACGCGTCGTCCCAGATACCAGGCGCATTGACCCAAGTCTGAGTGTTTTCCCAAGCCAACCAAGACCCAGGAGTAATGAACAGTTTTATTGTGAGCGTCGGATATGCTCGCTCTCCAGTTTCGTCAGCAGCAAATATCTGCTCTGTTACCAGCATCTGGTTGGTTAGCCCGTCTGAATTTCGCATCTCGACAAGATCACCTAGGTTGTAGTCCCGACCATATTTGTAAGGACTAAGTTGAGTGATCTCACCGTCAAACGCCGAGATAGAACGATTCTTAGCCAGCTCTTCACGACCCAATTGCGTCATTGCTGCAATCATTGCTGTGTTTTGCTCAGCCGTCATAGTCCCGGTAGGCATAGTGCTAGTGTCCGAAACGTATAGCGTTCGCTTGTCAAAACCTGTCGTATTCTCACTTGCACCATCAGAATATACAGTGACTTTCATTCGCTCATTCGAGACTAGAGCAACGTTCTTAGACTTTGAAACACTGGTAAGCTCCGACACGCTTTGTAGAGTGTCTAAGTCTGGCGAGAATATGACAGAAGGTAGCGTCGACTGACCAGCGGTACGATCGCTACCCTTGTAGACGTTGAAAAATAGCTTTCCATTGTCTTGCCCTTTGTACAGACGAAACCCAAGGTCCCACACGTCGGCGAGTTCTTTGATTGCGTTGTACAAAGGGCCCACAGTGCGTTCCATAGTGTAGGAAGCAGTCTCTTCAGGTAGGTTCCCGTCTGCATACATACTTCCAGCCACCATCATTGGAAGTTTGTCGGTTGCGTCGGCCGTGCCAAGACGACATACATAGTCAAAGAGGCTACGAATAACGTCACTTGGCTTACCTACAGCCTTCCAAGTTCCCGGCTCGGTACCAACAAATCCGCTAGCGGCCACACGGTCATACATGATGTCCGAGATCTCTCTACCGCTAATGGTTAGTTTATTAGAACCGTCCTCGCCCTCGGCGTCTTGAATTGTTTCAACTTTCATGACCCGTTTTGACTCAGACAGACCAATAAAAGTACCACTAGACATGAGGTTACGATTCTGCGGAGTAGACGGAGATATGATCTGAATCTCTCCTGAATCGGAATATCGCTCTGTCCAAACAAACGACTCGTAAGCCTCGATCATTTCGTTACGCCGGAGTAAGCCATCAAGCGTGTATAGCTCCACTACAACCCCCCGTATTTGTTAACGTATTGGAATGACCAAGGAATTTCAGCTCCCGCCGCCAAGACTCGGAAGCGGTTTTGTCCTGGATAAAGAGTGAGCCATTGGGAATATGGAGAGATTCCAAAAAGAACTGAGAACGTACTACTACTGCCAACGCGGCTGACCCGAGCATACTTGCTAAGGCTAACACTGTTGATGTCGAGTACGTCCCCAGCTATTAGTGGAAATACAAACACTTGCGATTGAACCGAGTCATCCGGAAGTCTGTTATAGACTGTGAATGTATCAATTGGACGATCGGGCGAAATTTTAAGAAGCCCTCCCGTTGCAATTGTTCCCAAGTAATTAGCTACTGTTTCCGTGGCCAGCGAAGTTGTATAACCAGTCGTCTTCAAAGTTTCCAACTCGTAAAAGCTGGACTTAGCGCAGATGATGGATATAGTCGCTTCGGGGTCACGGGCAAAGAGGGGCGCGCTCATCTTCTCAACGCGCCCCACAATCTCTACGGTTGGCATGTCATCCGCGTAGAACCTCAACCGGACCTGCGTTTTGGGCATAAAGAAACCGTATAGACGATCCCTCAGCTTCTTAACAGAATCGTTTACGTAGTCCGGTTCATAGCCTAGTTTCAAGACGAGGTTGCGTTTTACACGCTTACTGGATTGCTCCTGCTCATCGTCCTGGTTGGCTATGCTTGAATATGTAAGGGTGGCATCCACCGGGTCAAGGCCTTCAACTTCCTTAACAAGGTAGCCCTCATTTTGATCAAACAAAGGGAGAGACAGTAGAAGTCCTCGATCTGTGCGTACTTCAATCAGGTTAAGCATTCTTCTCCAGCTCCCCCTTCAGGATAGACATCTGGTTCTTGTTCTGACGATAGATTTCCGTCGCAGGCAGCGCCTTTGGCGAATAGTTGTTCTGCACCATGTTAACTTCGGTCGTTGGACGTCCGCCGTCTGCCATGATCTGTTGGTAATCTCCATACTTAGCTGATATCTCGTTTGCACGAGCAGTGGCACCATCAACCGCCAATGTCTGACGACCAACAATACTTCCAATCAGCCCAGCGTCCTTCTTAATCCCGGAAAGATCCAAGACCGGACGGATAGTAGGCGTCATGTCCATGCTAAGCGACATAGTAGACCCAACTGCAGCCATAGATTTCTTCAAAGCCACCGCGGTAGTCTTACCGACACTTGCTGCCGATTTGATAATAGTGGTGGTTGATTTGTCTAGGCCCACCGCTAGTCCCTGGCCAGTAAAGAAGCCAAGTTTGGTAGTAACCTTTGACGGGGAAGCAATACCAAGCACTTTCTTAATACCTGCTGGGATCTTGTCAACCAAAGCCTTGGCGGCATTCCAAATCGTATTGCCCGCATTCCGCAAACCAGACGTCATACCGTCAACAATTGCTCCAGCAAGGTTTCTACCGGCAGCATTGATGTCATTAGTCCTCGATCGGATCGTGCTTGCAAGCCCATTGATAAGGTCGATGATCAGATCGGCGCCCGCTTTAAGAAGCCGCGGTATAGCCTTTCCGATGCCCTCAAGAAGCGCGATGATTATGTCGACACCCTTAACAATAATCTTAGGAATGTTCTTAGCAACACCATCAAGAATACCAATGATGAGCTTCATTCCGGCAACGACCAATAGCGGTATCAAACTAACAAGAGCCATGACGAGCGTCTTAACTAGTAGGATAATAGCTCCAACTATCTGTGGAATAACCGCTATGATGGCCTGAATAAGCGCCAACAGAACCACAGTAAGAGCCTGTAGGATAGCCGGACCGTTTTGGCCAACAATCTTGATAATCTCGATCAAGCCCAACCCGATTTGTGATAGTACAAACGGAATAAGCGTTGCGATCGAAGTGATTGCTGCTACCAACACGGTAACAGCGGCGCCACCAGCAACTGCTAGGACTGCCAAGCCAGCGGCCAATGCCATAACTCCCAGCCCAGCCGCAAGTACGCCTATACCAAGAAGTACCGCGGCGGCGCCAAGCCCAAGAAGACCCGGCAATGCCGGAATAAGAGCAATGCCAGCAATTGCCAAGAGGCCTAGGGTAAGTGCAAGCGCACCAAGCCCTGTCCAAATTGTCTCCCACGACATCGACCCAAGCAACATAAGGACCGGTGCCAAGATAGCCAATGCGCCGGCTGCTACAATCAAAGCTAGCGCGCCAGGCCCTGCGGCAACCATAGCGGTAAGACCAATTGCCAGAATAAGCAGTGTCCCACCAATGGCCACCATGGCCTGTCCAATGTCCTCCCAACTCAACTGTGCAAATAGCAGCAATACTCCAGCAATAACCGACAGTCCAACGGATGCAACTACCAATGCCGCAGCACCAGGAAGTGCTCCAACCATGGCGGTAAGGCCAATTGCCAGAATAATCAGCGTGGCTCCAAGGACTGTCATAGCTCGACCAATATCGTCCCAGCTGAGCTGAGCAAATAGTAGAAGTGCTCCGGCGATGACCGTAAGGCCTACCGAAGCAATGACCAAAGCAGCTGCTCCGGGAAGAGAGCCTGCCATAGCAGTAAGACCAATGGCCAGAATAATTAATGTACCGCCAAGCACAACCATTGCTCGACCAATATCATCCCAGCTAAGAGTTGCCATTACCTTGAGTGCTCCGGCAAGTAGTAATATACCAGCCGATGCAATGACAAGACCAATCGAGCCTAATATAGCACCCGGACCAACCTTAGACATGAGAAGCATAGCGCCTGCCATAATGGCAAGTCCGCCGGCCAGCCCAACAAGTCCCTTGGCAAGCTGATTCCACGACAACGATCCCATAATGGCAATCGCGCCGCTAAGTATGAGCATAGCCGTGGCTATACCAACCATAGCAGCCGCCAAGATGGTTAGTTTGGCAGCACTCTTAAGTGAGAACATGGCGTCAAACGCTGCCATAGCCCCAGCAAGCTGACCAAACATAACGGTAATAGCACCGAGAGCAATGGCCAACTTAGCCGTGTCAATCAAAGACAATGCAATTACCGACAGCGTCAGAATAGCAATGGCGCCAGCAATAAGCATCAACGTCTTAGCCTTGATCTGACCCTGCAGAGTTTGCATGGTATTTCCAAGTTCGCCAAATACACCCTTAATGACGTCCTTAAGTCCGGTGCCAGGATCTACCTTCTTGAACATGCCTTTAAGCTTGTCGACGAACTTGTAGATGATAACACCGATACCGGCAAGCAATCCCGTGTTAAGGAAATCAAGAGCCGTGTTAAAGTTGCCGGAATCAAAGGAATCGGTAATTGCTCCACCGAGACCCTTGGCCAACTCGGAGATTTTAGACAGAAATGGCTCAAAGAATTCAGCCACGACCTCAACGCCACGACCAAACGCCTTAACGACGTCTAGCGCACTGGCAAAGAACCCCCTGATAGATTCGACGCGAGCGCCAACCTTCTCAAGAAAACCATCAAACCCACCCTTGGCAATATCGCCAGTGCTAGTTGCAAAGTCTCCAAATATACCAATGACCATGCCAAACACGCCAAAGATTGTCTTGAGTACGCCGCCAAGTTTTTCGAAGAAGGTGGATATGCCTTCGCCCGACTTAATGGCGTCTCGTACCTTGACAATGAATTCGCCAACGCCTCCTGTGAAATCAAGGAATCCGCCAGTGCCCTGCGAGGCAACACCGAGGAGTTCGGCAACCATTTTTACAAAGCCAACAATGACCATCACACCAATATCAAGCAGTGCAAAGAATCCCTTAGCAGTAGACTTAATATCAGCAAGCGCTTTCTCGCCAGGCTTTAGACCGTTAATAAACGCGGTAATGCTCTTGGTAATGTTGGCAATATCGGTACCCGTAGCCGGAGGAAATACTTCCTGGAAAGCGTCCTTGATTGGACCAAGAATTGACATGAGGATATTAAACGCGGATGCAATTCCCTCGATTGCCGATGCACGACCGCCGTTGTCAGCCCACTCAGTAATGATCTTGTTACGGGCATCGGATGCCGCACCAATAAGACCACCCAGGGTGTCGTTAACGTTGGTGAACAATTCAGTTGCTTCATCGAAGTCGCCAACGATGGTGTCAAACGACTGCGACCAACCCGAACCAACAGCTTCCTGCATGGTGCCGTAAAGCTGGGTAAGAGTTCGAACTTTTGTTGCCGCTTCGTTAGCCGTTACGGCCTGCTTAGCAAGGGTGTCTGCTTGTTCGTCACTAAGACCCGTGGCCACCGCCATAGCTTTAGCCGACTCGTAAGTATCTTCAGCCATGATCTTGAGATATGTCGACATAACGTCTGCCGACAACCAGTTCTTCTCAAGAGATGCGTTGAAATCGCCCTGTACTTCTTCGGCGGAGGTGCTGTTTGCTTCAAGCGTACCCATAGCACCGGCAATCCCGATGATACCCTCTTGCATGTTCTTGTTACC